AAGAGTGTCATCTGACAAACCTTTGCTCGAAGCAAGGATAGCATCAGACCTTGAAACAACAGGAGAAACAACTCTTATTGAGGATGAAAGACTGCATTTATTAAATGTCCTCCTATCCCTCAACATAGACAACTATGCTAAGAGTAAGCTTGTTTTCCCTCTTGTACAGGATGTTGTGGATGGTGTTCCTGTTAGAGTTACAAGGTGGCAGCTGAGAGCACAACTTGCTATTCTTGGCTTAGAAGCTAACGTAACAGCAGCTTTAAATGCTCTTCCTGACAGCACACAAGCAGAACAGGAGTTTAAGATTAAGGCTCAATACGCTTGGGATTATTCTAATAACATCGAAAGAACAAGTCCTACAGTGAGTATGATTCAGGCGGTGTTAGGCTTGTCTAATCAAGAAGTGGATGATATATTTGTAAACGCTTATCAAATAGATATTTAATGGCTTTAGATTTTCCATCCAGTCCAACGCTTAATCAGATATACACTTCTTCAGGGACATCCTGGAAGTGGAACGGTTATGCGTGGGATGCTTTCAATCCTTACAATACGATAAGAAGGTTTGCTACAAGTGGCTCATTCCTTTATTGTGGTACAGCTTTAACAGGAAGCAGTGAGGCATCAACTGTATGGACTATTATAAGGCTTACAATATCAGCAGATGGTAGTGTTAGTGCAACAGCAACAGCACAACCTGCTGGGGGTGTAGATTGGACAAATTACTTAACTCATACTTATAGTTAGATATGAAAGAAGAAAAAAACTTTGATATTAGCATCAGCATTAGCAATTCACTTACAGGTAACATTAAAGTTAACGAATATGTCGGTTATTCATTGGGTGCAATAACAACAAATACAGTAGTATGGCAAGGTGGTTGGGTTACTGATAATTACAAAACATATTATGTTTCTAAAGCTAAATTATATAAGAAATGATTAGGTGGGCTATCCAAAATGGAGATAATAATGCCTTGAGTACATGGAATGACTCAGGAACATTAGGCTTACCTACATCTTCGGATGATGTATTCACTAATGGTTTCACTGTTAATATGGTGGCTAATGCTACTTATATTAGCATGAATAATAGTGCAAGAGCAAGGGATATTGCTACACCTGCTATGACAGCTAACAATGCTCCAAGTCCTTATGTTGCTGCTGCGAGTAGTGGCTCAAATCCTTGGAATGCATTTGATAGAAACAATAACCCAGCAACAAATTTTTGGACAGCAAATGCAGCTACTGCTTGGATTTCTATGGATTTTGGAACTGGTAGCAGCATTATAATAGATGCTTATACAATATTTGGGTGTAACAATCAGGCAGAAAATCCTCGTAACTGGACACTTGAAGGAAGTAATAATAATGTATCATGGACAACATTGCATACAGTAACACTTCCATCTGCAATAGCAGGAAGTGGGTCTTATTCAAGTGGGTCAATTGGGAATATTCTTGGTTTTAGATATTACAGGATAAACATAACACTTAATGGAGGCAGCGGTAGTTTTACACGTATTACAGAACTCGAACTCTACCAACCAGGCACAGCAGCACTTGCATCAGGAGGTTCTTTCAACTTCAACACAGCAGGTGTAACTGTTAGTGCTACAAGTACTTCAGCATCTCTATCAGCAGGTGCTACAAACCTTATTACTGTCACTGCTACAACAGGTACTGTAACGCTTAATTTGGGGAGTAGTGTGACAGGGTTAGGAATTTCTTCTCAGATATTTAATCACACAGGAAATTGTAATTTTAATTTATCTGGAGTTAGATATATTGGCGGTAGCGCAAACAGTGCATTTGTAATAAACAAGTCATCTTCTGGTAATATAACGATTACTGGTGATTTAATAGGTGGTATTTCAGGGGTTAATCCTTTTTGCTTAAATTCTACAAATGGCAATACTATAATAAACGGCAATGTTACAGGTGGTTCTCAAGCTACAGGTATAAACCAAACAGCAGGTAACGTAACAGTAACAGGGAATGTTATAGGAGGTACAACAACAAGTTCTCACGGCATCTCTCTCACAGGAGCAGCTTCACAATTCACCATCAATGGGAATGTAACAGGAGGTAGTGGTACGCAAGCTCATGGTATTAACTTTGGTGGTACATTAGGAACTGTTAATGGTAATGTTACAGGTGGGGGTAATACAAATGCTTTTGGTATATTAGCTTCAGCAGGAGGAGTTAATGTTACAGGAACAATTACAGGAGGGCTTGCAATAGGATTAGTAATTTCAACAAATAGTACAATAATAGGCAATGTTTTTGCTAGCTCAGTTGCAGGTGTTAGATATAATGCGGTAGTTAATAATATTGTTTTGAATGTTACAGGAGATGTATATAGTTCAAACATTGCAAATGGTATTCAGCTTGATGGCACAGGAACACAAGTGGTGAACCTAACAGGCAATATGTACAACACATTAGGAAGAATGGCTATATGGTGTCCTAACGTATTTATCAGCAATACAGCCACAACACTTTGGAGAATGGATACAGGAGGAGGAAACTACAAGTTTCTTTATTCCGCTGACAGCACTCCTAACCTTCCTGCTACTACAGACGTAAGAAATGGTGTAACATTTGGTCCTGCTCTATCTTTGACAGGAACAATGGTGGTGTTAGCTAATTCAGATGTAAGAAAAGATGTTCCTAATGATAACTCAGTAGGTACAGCAGAGCTGACAAGTGCTGACATAATAAGTGGTATAAACGCAAGTTCAGACCCTCTTGCTGTAAGGCTGAAGAATGCTCTTACAGATGTAACAGCAGGGAATATTATTTCACAATATAAAGATTCATAATGCCTGATAAATGGCCTTTAGCGAATGGTAACTGGAGCAATGCTGCCAATTGGAACGGAGGAACAAAGCCTGTTGCAGGAGATGATGTCTATGCTGATAGTAGAACTTTGAATGTGGATGAGAGTTTTGATGTTTCCACACTTAGAACTACTCAGAGAAGTGGAGGTACTATCGGAGGAACATTTGTTTTCAATACAGCAGGTGTCACAGGCACTGTAACATCAGCTAATCCTTTAGTTCCAGGTGCTACGAATATGGTGCAGATAACAGCAACAACAGGTACTGTTACATTGAGTTTGGGAGGGAGTGTTACTTCTGGAGCATTTTTTATTATGTTATTGCATAGCGGTAATTGCAATTTTAATTTAATCGGAACTAATTTTAATGGATTTCAAAGTGGAGGTATATCAGGTACAACTTGCATTTCAAAAACATCAGCAGGAACAATAACTATAACAGGTAATCTTAATGGTGGTGCTACTGGTTCGGGTGGTACTGGTAATAATAGGGCTTTACTATCTACAAGTGGTAATACAGTAGTAATTGGTAATGTTGTTGGAGGTTCTACTAATAATTCAGGAAACAGAGCAATAGAGCAATCAGCAGGAACGCTCACTGTAACAGGTAATGTAACAGGAGGGCAAGGTGCAAATTCAAATCAAGGTATCAATTTTTCAGGGACATTATTAACCGTAACAGGAACTATTTTAGGAGGAACAGCATCGGCTGCAATAGATTCTTCTGCTCCTATAAATAACATAAATGGTAATGTAACAGCAGGAACAATACATGCAATAGGTTCAATATCAGCCAACATAATAAACGTAACAGGAACTGTAACAGCATCTGCATCTGCTCCTGCTATATCAATGACAAACGCAAATGGTCAGGTGTATCTGAATGGCAATATGGTGAACAACAACGGTAAGATGGCAATCTTTGCTCCTATCGTTTGGCTTGATACAACAGGAACAACATCTGCTGCATTCTTTACAAGTGGTGGTGTGGCAAGAACACTTTACTCAGCAGACACAGTTCCTAACACTCCTGCTGCAAACAACGTAAGAAGCGGAACTATATATGGTGCAGGAAACAGCTTAGTGGGAACAATCGTTATGCCTACAGCAGCAAACGTAAGAAACGGGGTTACATACGATAATGTAACTGTAGGAACAGCACTATTCACAACATCACTATTCCTTACAGAACTATCCTCAAGCACTGTGCCTGTGGCTGTAAGGATGCAGAACCTTTGCACCCCTATGATTCTTGGGGAGCTTATGGAAGCTTATAAAAGATAATATATGAGAGGCTTTATACTTTTGTTGGTGGCTTTAATACTGTCTTTTCTTATACTACCTATAGGATTTGCCTTTCAGGTGGTTGTAAGTTTATTTAGAGCTATAGATTCATACCTCTTTAGGATAGCAAAATCCTTAGATCAGCATGGAAACACAGTGTGTGAAGAACTGTTTAACCAGTTGCTAATCAAGAAGAAAGACATTCCTTTTGGTGATATGGACAGAACAATTAGCTATGTTCTAGCCCAAAACAGAGGAAACCTCACCCTTTTAGGAAGAGCTTTAGCTTGGCTTTTAGAAGCTATAGATAAAGGACATTTAGATAAATCTACAGATTAAAATAAATTTGGATAATTCAAAATGTTATTTTAACTTTGGCACAGCTTTCTCTATATAATAATATTTCAACTAAATAGCACATTTTCCCATTTCGGAAGGGAGAGTGTGCTATTTTTAATTTAATTTCTATGTAATTCTTAGAAACATGCAACACAATTTTGAAGAATCCGTAATAGAAGATATTAAGAATATGGACCAAAGACTCACAGAATTGGAAGAGAAGATTGACTCTATTAACACCAAATTGACACAAGTGGTGGATGCCATCCTTGGAAACCCCCTAACAAAAACAGGAGGATTTATGAAAGAAATTACAGCTCTTGAGGAGCAAATAGAAGCTTTGAAAAAGAGAATCTGTAGACAGGAGGATTTTAAGAAAAGGGTGTATTGGTTTGGTGGTCTTATTGCTGGAACGATTCTCCTTGCACAATATTTAACAACCATTTATTCAAATTTAAAGAAATGACAAAATTTAGCTGGAAGGGATATTGGCAAACCACTCCTCTTATGTTTCGTAGAATAGGGGATGCTTTATTGGGAATATTCTCAATTGTGTCTGTTTCTTCTGTAATTACAGAACATAAAGATTTGGCTGTTGTTTCCCTCATAATTGGTATAGTAGGGAAGATATTAACTAATTTCTTTTCAGACAATCCTGAACCAACAACTCCTGAAGATCAACAAGATTAATATGGTGACAAGTAAACAAGCGTTAGCTAAATACGGTGACCCCAACCTTCAAAGAGCTATGGTTATGTGGGATGTTCCTGGATATATGGAAATAGGTGTTATTCCTAAACGTATATATTGTAACAGGGATATGATAGAGCCTTTGTCAAAAGCCTTCCACAACCTTATACAAACAGGACATGTGTCTGAGCTTAAAACATGGGATGGATGTTTCAACATTCGTAAAAAACGTGGTTTATCCTCAATGAGTTTACACAGCTGGGGAATAGCAATTGATGTAAATGCTTTTGAAAATGGCCTTAACCAAACTCCTAAACTCTCTCCAGGATTTGTAAAATGCTTTACAGATGCAGGTTTTGACTGGGGTGGTGTTTGGAAATCTCGTCCAGACGGGATGCATTTTCAGATCAACAAAATATGAGAAACAACACACTAACAATCATTAATTTAATTCTTGTTTTTACAGGAATTTTATTGCTCACTACATGTAGTAAACAAAATGATTTAGTAATTGAAAAACAAACACCTACAAGTTGTGACTTTTTAAACCAAAGGTATAACATAACACTTAGAGAACCCATTGAACAAGTTTCAGCTAGAAAAGGAATAGGTGGAGATAATGACAGGGATGGTGTAAAAGATAATAAAGATAATTGTCCTTTAACATTTAATCCAGGACAAGAAGATGTGGATGGTGATGATGTGGGGGATGCGTGTGATGGATCAAAACCCATTAGTCTTCCCCAGGAACCAAATGTTTGGGTGTTATATTTAGACTTTGATGGACAATTCATCACTGATAGATATTGGACAAATAGAACTGGTTTATTTTATGCAACCCCTTCAGGACTAGGTCAAACTGAAATAAACAACATAGTGAACGAAGTGAGCATAGATTTTTCTCAGTTTCCTATAACTGTGACAACAGATTCATCTGTATATGCTTCTGCTAACATCTTGAAAAGACATAGGGTGATAATTACAGAGAATTATCAATGGTATTGTCAATCAACCACACCTTGTACAGGTGGTGTAGCTTTTATAGGATCGTATACATGGGGTGAGGATGTTCCTAGTTTTGTATTTAGTGGAGCTCTCGGATATAGACAAAAGTTTATTTGGGAAGCTTGTTCCCATGAAACAGGACATGCTTTTGGGCTCTATCACCAATCGCAATACAATGCAAACTGTGACTATGTAAGTGAGTATTTTGATGGTGGGATAAGTCTAAATGCTCCTATAATGGGAGTTTCATATTATAAACCTGGTGTGTGGTGGATTGGAACAACTTATCCATGTACAACCATGCAAAACGATAGTTTAATTATCAGACAAAAAGTGAGACAATGATTATAAAGTTTAAAAAATTGGATGATGAGATGCACTTTTGGGCAGGGATGGTGATTAGTTTAGCTACATTCATACCCCTAACATTTATATTTCCACAATGGCTTTCAGCTGTTATAGCTTATTTATTTGTCATTATTGGAGCTGTTGGTAAAGAATATTATGATGAGCATTTCAAAAACACACGTTTTGATAACAGAGATGTTAAATGGACATTAATAGGAGGGGCTATTGTTCCCTTCATATTCATTGTAGCAGATATTATTTATTATTTTTCAAAACCGTAACAACATGGCAAATTTAATTGATCAAGTGAGAATTAAAGCTGGAAGACTTATTAAAGTGTGGAACACTGAAAAGAAGAAGTTTTCCAACGCTAAACCCTGGTATATTTCTATTTGGGTGGAAGATGCTGATGGAAGCAATGAAAGATGTCTCCTATTCACTCAAAAGGAAATAGAAGCTGCTGAAAAACGTGCTGCTGCTAATCAGGAAGATCTGACATCCAAAGGATTTTTTACAGATATCATTGACTAATAACCGCTAATAACCGCTAATAATGGCTAATAACAAAGCATTTGTTAGGTATGCTAACAATAAAGCAGTGCCTGGTTCTCTAATTGTGAGAAAGAAAGCTCCTTCTGTAGGTGTATGGAAAGAGGTGAATTATGATTTATGTTGCGATGGAGGAAATGTAGAGACATGTTGTAGCAATGAAACACTTGTTACATTATCTTTCACACCCTCTGTTACAACGTTTAATGGTATTAGTTTATATTTCTATTGTAATGAAGAATTAGTGTCTTATGGAAGATTTTTTTCAACCACGATCACTCTTGATAATTTAGTAGATGTTGTTGCAGCATTAAATTTCACCTATGGACCAGATCCTGATTCTCCAAGTCTTTCTCCAATGATAGGAAATTTCTTATTAGATGGAGATACAATAACATTAACCATGACGGAATGTAAAAAACAAACATTTTGTCCTGCAGGTGGGGAATTAACTTTTGAAATCACATCAGCTATACCTGATTAAATTCTTAAAATATGTCAAAGAAAAAAGCTTTTGTAAGATATGCGAACAATAAACTTGTTCCAGCTTCTGTATTTATAGGAGCAAAAGCTCCAGCTGTAGGAGTGTGGAAGGAAATTCCATACGATTTGTGCTGTGATGCTCCTGTTTGTCCTCAGCCTAATTATGGGGATTGGAAATTAGTTACAGGTGGTGTAGCAGGTGATGGTGTTGTGTTAGTGGATGATGTTATTGAAGATCAAGAATTCACTTTTATTGGTCCTAACGATGATGATGGGAATGGATGGGTGTATTTAAAACAATATTTTCCTCTAGGAGCAACAATTGAGATAGGTTATAAATGGACATCATTTGATGATGGTGATAGTCCTAATCCTCCTGAGTACGATTTGCCTGTATATTGGACACAAGTTGTAGAACCTACAGGAATTCCTTTTGATACAGATCCTAAGGTGAATTCTACACCAGCATCTGGTGTGTGGAACATTATTGTTCCTCCAGGAGAATGGTTTGCTGTAGGAATATACACCGATGATAGCTGTTGTGGTAGAGGTTTTTTACAAATTAATATTAATACATAAATCAATGGCAAAAGGTAAATCAACAAATGACAATAGGAAAACTGTCTTTGGAAAAAGAAAAGGTGGAAAAGCCCAAAAGTCTAGAGGTCCTAAAGACAAACCTGTGTCCAAATATAGAGGGCAAGGAAAGTGATAATTAAATAACCCCGTATGGAAGGTGATCATGCTAAGAAGAACCAGAAAAAGAGTGTCAAAATTAAAAGACGCATCCTTAATGTTAGGAATGTTCTTCCTTCCTTTCGGATACGATTTTTTGTTCAAATTAATAATGGACTTGAGTGGCTCATATTGGATAGCAGATATTACATTCTATTCAATTTCAGGGTGCTTCTGGCTCTTGTATATCTACTGTTCCAGATGGTTAAGGAATAACTGAATTGGTTATCCTATTTTTCATTTCTATTGTTAATACTACAACAATAGTATAAATTTGTAAATTATGGCTATAATTCCCAAACAGATAGGCTGGTCTCAAGAGAGCAATCTCTTGTGGGAGCTGTTGAAGAAAGTAGACAGGCTCAATGGGATTGTGTCTGCTGGAAACAATAATACAGCAATTACATTTGCTCCTTCTACAGCACAAGATGCTTTTGGGAGGTTGAGGACATCTTCTCCTCTTACACTATTTGATTCTAGTCATAGATTTGATGATAATGATTTGTGGGCTACAGCTACAGTCACTGGTGGTACAGCTGTATTTAATGCTGATCAAGGGCTTGTAGACTTAAATGTTACAGCAGCTTCTGGATCTTCTGTTACAAGAGAAACGGTTAAAGTGTTTGCTTATCAACCAGGTAAGTCACTTCTTGTTATGAACACATTTGTAATGTCTGCTGCTAAAGCAGGACTTACACAACGTGTTGGATATTATGGAGTGGATAATGGATATTATTTAGAACAAGCAGGAAGTGTTATCAGTTTTGTTGAAAGGTCTTCTGTAACAGGGAGTGTTATAAACACACCTGTAGCTCAGTCTAGTTGGAATGGTGATAAGCTTGATGGAACAGGTGCTTCAGGAATCACTCTTGATTTGACAAAAGCTCAAATTCTTTGGATGGATCTTGAGTGGTTGGGTGTTGGATCTGTAAGAATGGGATTTGTTATTGATGGACAGTTTATTCTTTGTCACACCTTTCAACATGCTAATATTATAGCTTCTACATACATTACAACAGCCTCTTTACCACTGCGTTATGAGATATTTAATACGGCTGGTACAACTGGGAACAGCACATTAAAACAAATCTGTTCTACAGTGATATCTGAGGGTGGATATGAACTTAGAGGTGCACAGCTTTCTGCTGGTACATCTATCACTGCACCAAGAACCTTTGCTGTAGCAGGAACATACTACCCTATTGTATCAATAAGACTTAAATCTACAAGACTGGATGCTATTGTTATTGCAACAGCTGTATCTATCTTAGGACTAGGTAATGGTAAGAACTACCAATGGAGAGTGGTGAATGGTGGTGTTACAACCACTGGTGGATCATGGTTAACTGCAGCAGCTGATTCTTCTGTAGAATACAATATTACAGCTACTGCTGCTACAGGAGGAAGAGTGTTGGCTAGTGGGTTTGTAAACTCCTCTAACCAAGGATCTCCTTCAATTAATATTCTTAAAGAAGCATTGTTTGCTAATCAGCTTGAAAGAAATCCTTTTACAGGTACACCTTATGAGATTGTAATAGAAATGGCTGTTGGAACCACATCTGGTGGTGAAGGAGCTTATGCTTCTATAGATTGGGAAGAAATAAGTAGATGATAAAATAATAAAAACAAATAACAATGGGAGTTCCTAATGCACAAATTGGGTGGAGTGTAGAAGCTAAGCTTTTACAGCAAATATCTAAACAGCTTGATAGGCTGATTAAGGTGACAGCTGCTGCAAATAGCACAACAACATCCACAACAACAGTTGCTCCTTAATAAGAGCTTATAAACCAACTACATATGAAAGATTTGAGATTTATTTGTGTGCAGCCTTGTGACACATACTACACATGGCAAGTGCATGCATGGATTGAGAGTTTGAAGAATCTGGGATATTCAGAAAAAGCTACAGTGATTATTTTCACTCCTGGATTTCGTCAGAGAAACACTAAATGGGATGAAATTGTAGCTCTTTATCCAGAAGTGGAATTTGTGTTCTACAGGGATGATAAAAATGATGTAACTAATAAACTTGGTGTTTACATTCCTATATTACGTCCTTGGTGCCTCACTAAATACTTTGCAGATCGTCCAGAGATGAAATACAAAGCTATCTTTTATTGCGATAGTGATGTGTTATTCACGAAAAACCTAGACATTGAAAAGTTCATAAATGATGACATTTGTTACCTGTCTGATACAAACAGCTATATAAATGCTTCATATTTCGACAGTAAGATGAGAGATGTTCTTCCTGAGAAGCTAGAGGAATACAAGAAAATAGATGTTTTGAATGAGGTGGCTTCTATTGTAGGAATAAACAGAGAAATCTGTGAAAAGAACAATCTACATTCTGGAGGAGCACAATATCTCCTAAAGAACATAGATGCAGCATTTTGGGCAAAGGTGTACAACGATTGTCTTCTCATCAGGAGATACTTATTGACAGTCAATAAGACATATTTTGCTAATGAGAACAAGGGCTTTCAAGGATGGTGCTCAGACATGTGGGCAGTGCTCTGGAACCTTTGGAACAAAGAACATGAAACTAGGGTTATTAAGGAACTAGATTTTGCATGGGCTACAGACCCATTATCAAAACTTGCAAAAGTTGCAATTTTTCATAATGCAGGAATTGTAAGTGATACAGCAAATGGTTATCCAGCCTTTTATAAAGGTAAATACCACACAGGTAAAGATCCTTTTAAAGATCCACATTTACAAACAGTGTTAGAAAATGAAGAAAGCAAAAAATATTGTACACATTTCTATCTAACCCACCTATTAAAACTTAAAGAGAAGTATAATTTAGAATATTAAACCCTTAAAATTTAAATAAAATGGCAACAAACAAACGTGATCTCAAAGCTTATGTAAATTAAAATAGTTTGTAATGAAAGAATATAATGGTATAGTTAATGTTAGTGAACCTGAAAACGATTATTCTCTTTATATAATGTACTCTTTTGACAAAAGTGATAATTGTATATATGTTGGAGTTTCTAAAAATCCAAAACAAAGAATAGTTAAGCATAATACTGAAAGAAAAAGAAAAGTTTCTTCACATAAACCATTATATATTTGGTTAAACGATACAATTGATAATTTGGGCAAAAAGGTTGCTTTTGAAATAATAGAAGAAAGATTATCTGAAAAAGAAGCATTTGAGAAAGAAATACAATATGTTCAGAAATACAAAGATGAAGGATATAATATTTTAAATATTTCAGAAGGAGGAAGAGGTTATAAAGGACATACTCCTTGGAACAAGGGTAAAAAAGGAACATATTCGGAAGAACATATAGAAAAATTATCTATTTCTCATAAAGGACAACCTGGAGGAATGAAAGATAAAAGACATTCTAAAGAAACAAGAGAACTTCTTTCCTTAAGAAATAAAGAAAGAAAAGAAAGAGGTTGGATTAACCCAAGAGGTAAAAGAGTATATAAGTATACTAGTGACAATAAACTTTTAGCAGAGTATAATTCTCTACATCATGCTGCTGAATGTGAAAATGTTTCTCCTAGCTCTGTAGGAGAGTGGTGCAGAAAAGAAAAACAACCAATGAACAAGTTTGTTTATTCTTACATTAAACTAAATTAGTAACTATTAAAAACAAATAAAATGAGTAATAAAAGAGATTTACGAGCATTTGTTCGTTATGATGGAAATCAAAGAGTAATCCCAGGAAGCTTAGTGCTTAGACGTTCTAAACCCAAGGTTGGGAATTGGAAAGAAATACAGACATATGAATGCTGTGATACAGTAGGATGTAATGTTCCTCCTGTTCCTCTTTCAGCTATTGCAACAGGATTTCCAGTTGATTCAGGAGCAGGATGTAACCCTTATGTTAGATTCCAATGTGATAGTTTAACAATTTGGGAAATAAGTAATTTAAGTATACCTTCTAATGCTTCTCTTGAAGAATTTTTTAATATTGTAATTGAACTTTATTCTTGGGTGGGAACTTGGACTCTTGATGGTACAACTGTAACATTAGAAATGAATGGTAGTATAGCAAGTGCTCTTTGTCCAACAGGTGAATTAACAATGGTTGTTGGTGTACAATGTCCAGTTTAATCTCTTAAAACAATAAACAAATGTCAAATAAAAGACCTTTAAAGAGTTATATAAGATATGATGGCTCAGGAAGAGCTGTCTCTAGCTCCCTTATATGGAGAAAGAACAAACCTAAGGTTGGGAATTGGAAGGAAGTGCAGGGATATGAGTGTTGTAATCCTGAACCAGGTCCTACATTTACACCAATAGAATTATGTTATGGACCTGATCCGTGTGTTGGGAATTGTACAGTGGGAACATATTACATCTATCAAACTGTAATATTTGGTATTCCTGTTGTGTATTTATTAAATAGTGAAGATCCATTGGATCCAGCTCCAACAGGAAATTATAGAATAGAATCAAATGGAAAATTGATGAAAGTGTATAATGGTGGAATTTGGGCAGTTACAGATTGTGTTTAATCTCTTAAAACTAAATATAAAATGGCAATTAAATCTTTATTCCCTCAAGAAATGCTAAATAGCTCTTCTGGAGAAATGACATTAGAAAGCATAGCTGGAAAGCTAACGCACATACAAGAACAGCTCCATTTAATTCATTGGCAAACAAGTAGTGACGCGGAACATAGGGCAGTGGGCTCATTGTACGATTATGTACATGATTTCAAAGATGGTGTTATAGAAAAGCTTATGGGCTATACAGGAAGAAAACCTAAAGCCTTTAAAATTGAACCTCTTATAGAAGGATGTACAGCACAGACATGTGTGTCAGATCTTTTGAGCTTTTCTTCTTCTTTAAAATCATACGCAGAATCAAACAGCTATCACGATATTTCAAATCTAGCAGATGCACTCTCTGGAGAAGCGGCTAAAACCAAATATTTGTTAACTCTGTCCTAATGTACATAATAAAGAAGTATTTTCCTGAGGTGATGGCTGATAATGAAACAGCCTATTTCAACCACCTTTTTGGAGTGATAGAATCTGTTGATGAGCTGTGTTCAATGGAAATAACCAAAAAGCCCACAGCTTATCATTTCAGAATAGCTACATCAGTTCCTAAATATAATGAACTGCTTCTACAGGAAATATTAAAACTCCACAATCTATTTAACATTAGATTGAACATGAGTAAGAGTATAAAAGCATCAGCTACAATAGTGTTTGATATAGAATTAAATTAAAATAATATGGCAACATTCATTAAAGCAGGATTTTGGGAACAACTATGTAAATCTTGTAGAGGATACAAGGGGTGGTTAAATCTTGATCAGTTAATAGAAAGCAAGATTTCTCCAGCTCCTGGTCCTATATATAAAGTGTATACAGCAAAGGTAGCCATGGGTGATGGTAGTGCTACTGTTTTTGAAAATACATTAGGAGTTACAATTACATGGACAGTATTTCCTGGATCAATAAGCACAGGAACAGTTGGTGGGCTCATTGGTCAAAATAATGTATATGTTCAAGTTAGTAGTTCTACTCCAAGTGATAATCCTAAAATTGTTAGTGGAGATTTTACTCCTTCTCCTTGGAGAGTTGTTATTCAACAAACAGATAATGCAGGAGTTGCTGATAGTACACAACAAGTATATGTTGAAATAAGAGTGTATCCATAAAAAATATTTGGAAATTTCATTTTAATTATTTATTTTTACCCCCTAAAACCATAATTATATGTCAGAACAACAAACCCCCTCTTACG